ATATAAAGGTCATGGGGGTAGACCATGTCCGGATCTTCGCCGTCTCCGTTAGAACGATAGATGCCGCCGTTCTTCCCACGGAAATATGGAAACGGATACTCTGGGATTACAACTTTAACTGGGGGTAGTTCCTCAATCTCTTGGGGCACTTCGACTACGTTATCTTCCGCAGCCGCCCGTGCAATCTTTTTACCTAACTGAATCGGCCCGGTTATCTTTCCCTTATGTGGGCAGTCTGCGCAGCCGCTAGGGTTAAACTTTTCAAACGTGCTGCACTTCTGGGGGCCACCGGTATCCATAGCCCTACGTACAGTCTCGGCGGCGTTGTAGTCTGGGTGCCCTTCAGAAATCTTGTGTATTGCAATATCTCGGTCTTCACACGCCCATGCCACCGACAACCCAGCACGCCACAGATTGTAGTCAACCGTATCCTGTTCTGTAGCAATCTTTGCAATCTGCGCACAGCCTTCGCCTTTAATTGTCTTGGCGATGATGATCTTGAACCACTTTTCCTCATTGTTAGCCAAAGCCTTAGTCAACTCATTGAGTTGTTGCTTAGGTAACTCAAACTCTGGCGGGGCAATTAAGACGCCGAGTTTGTTCTTGATCTCGTCGTATTCAACTTCGGGTGCTATGGCTATGATCGATACAGGCTTGGGAGGATCATCTTTAAAGTTAAGGGTTTCCGGAACGCGCAGGATAGACGCGGTATCGCATGTCCTAGATGGGTCAGCATAGAAGTCATACTCGTCGCATAGATACTTGAGCCGCTCGGCGACGGGCTTCCACTCCGCAGTTGTGATGGTTTGCTTTAGCCGCCAGTAGACGTGTAGCCCACGGCCAGAGTTAACCAATGTCGGTTTCGGTAGATTGACTTGGCTACAGAACTCCTTAAGTGCTTGAAGTCCGGTGGCTTGGTCTGGATAGTCCTTGCCCTCACCACAGTCAATGTCTAGCCAAAAGGCTTTGATGTACTTTGCATTAGATTGTGTGCGAGATGAGTTTGTCTCGTATTTAGAACAAGCAAAGTAAGTATCGTACTGCTGCTCCAATAGGCGTGCGATTTCCTGCTCCGCAGATTCCAATGTCTCATGGAATGTCTGCTTAGGTGTTCCTCCCTTTTTCAACCCTACGATGCAATACCACCCCTCCGATGGAAGCACCGCTTGTAATAATTCTGTTGTAGGCATTCCTAATCCAGATGGGCTTTGTTCTTAAGTTTCTGAATGACATCCTCGATCTTCTCAATATGTTTTTTGCGTGGGTTCTCCTGCCCTCTGAACCATTTATAGATGGTCATACGGCTAACACCAAAGAACTGCGCTACATCCGAGACGGGGATCTCCTGCGCGATACAAACCCTCCCCAGCATTACACCGGGGCTGGCTGTATCGGCTTCCCTATTTGCCTGAATTAATCGGGCGGTATATCCACGGGAATCTGCCATGATTATTCGTCATCCGTGGCCCAGTCCGACATAACGGAAGCAAGGTCTTGCTTCGGCTTCGGTGCTTCTTCAGCAGATTTCTTGGCCGCCTTTTTGACCGGCTCGGCTACCTCGGCCTTGGCTGCAGCAGGAGTGGCGGTAACATTAACCGTAGCAGGTGCCGCAATCGCCTTGGGTTTAGAGTCGGCTTGAGAAGCAGTCTGAATCACTGCGCTCTTGGCTTCAGGAGTACCACCTTGGATCTTAGCGGCTTCCCACTGGTCTTTATTCAAGAATCCAACAGGCTTAAAGACAAGTTTGGGTGACTCGCTATCCGAGTCAAACTTCATCTCGGTCACAATCATATTGATGTTGTAGCCTTGCGAAGCGATGTACTTGGCGTACTGTTCAAACGGCATCTTGTCGATGTCGCCTTTGCCGAAATAAGACTTGGACGGCAGAATCAACTGATACACAGAACCCTTGATGTCATCCGCCAATACTACGGCGATACGCTTCTCGTAACGGCAAGCACGGCTCTCGCCCTGGCCTGACCCTTTAATGTTCTGGGGGCAACCTTCGCAGTTAGCGTGCTGGGGTTCTTCAATACTAGCGTCAGGCGTAATGCCGTCATTAGACCAGCAGTCAGGCGGTGCGGTCTCACCGGGGACATAGGAACCAGCGTAGTACTTACGCGCCACATGCTTAGTGCCGTTAACGACAACAATGTTCATCGCACGGTTTTCATTCTTAGCGATCTCTTCGCCGTTGACCATCATGCGGAACACACCACCCCGCAGGGAGATACGCTTCATGCCGCCGGAACCACCCAGCGATTTAGTTAACTCATCAACTCCAACTTCTTTGATGTAGTCAGGTACTTGCTGCTGAAACAAACTGATTTCATTACTCATTATTTTCTCCTAATGGTGATTTGATACTCACGATCCCGTTGTAACCCTGCGGGATGCAAATCAGGGTTTTCCTCCAAGAACTGCTTCATATTGCTTTGATGAATACGGCGCTCAAGCAATTCCATAGCCTGATGGTCGTTCATGAACTTGTGAAAGGATTCCCAATCATTAGTCCAGTACCGTTCTTTAAGAGTACGGTATGCGGTTCCAAACGGCGTACGGAAACTGTCGGCTCCGGTTTCTTTGCAGATATCAAGCAACTCACCACTGATGACCTTCATCTGGTCTTCGATGTCTTGAATCTGCGACTCCATCTCACGCTTGATCCGATCACGCTCAGCGCGCATTTTGATGTAAACAGAGACGAGTTTATCTACGGAAACATCCATATATTAGTCCTCTTGGTAAAAGTCTCGGCTCTACGTCCGATGAATCCACTCTACTACTACAACTATACTCTGTCAAGTACTAATTTCGTTTTTGTACAAATCAACAAGTTGTGTGTGGGTGTTTAATTTATTTTGAAGCATGCTGTACAACTTGTTTTCCACTGGGCTACCTGTAATGTGTACCACAGTCATCGGGTTCTTCTGTCCCTGCCGATGAATACGTGCATTCGCTTGCAAATAAGTCTCAATGGAGGTCACTGGAGCGTACCAGATGATCACGTTTGCCGCAGTTAGGGTAATTCCGTGTGCCGCTGCTTGCGGTTGGATTAGCAACACCCTTGGCTCTGGTTGCTCTTGGAACCTCTTGATAATGTCTGTGCGCTTATTGACAGGTACCTGTCCGTTAATAACTTCACAGGTAGTACCGTTCTTAATCAAATACGCCTTAAGAAGTTCTATTGTGTGCGTAAACGGCACAAACACCAGCACTTTGTGCGATGCTTCATCAATTGCCTCTTGCACCACGCTGAGACGGTTTGAGACATCAAACTCTATTGTGTTACCGGCGTCGGTATAGACTGCGCCGCCTGAAATCTGTAGTAACTTGTTAAGGTTTGTCGCTGCATTGACTGACGATACCTCTTCGCCAGCCGCAGTCATTAGCATGTCATTCTTTAAGATCTTGTAGTATTTATCTTGTTGCGGCGTCAGAGGCGCATGACGAGACGTGTACGTGATCTCTGGTAAGTCGATGCACTGTTCCTTGGTGTAGCGGATTGCTGGTTGCAGTGCATTAAAGATTGTATTCTGTGCGTCTGGCTTGGGCACCCACTTAAACCGGCTGATGTTGTACATGACCATGTCTCGGAACGCCCCAAAGAATCGGGGAACATTATTGGGGACAGTCATCTTAGCCAACCCAAAAGCATCTGTAGGCGACTGCGCCGCCGGTGTACCCGTCATCATCCAAAGCCATGTATTTTCGGCAATAAGTCCTTTTAGGGCTTTCCAACGCTTGGTCTGGACGTTCTTATAAGCATTGGCCTCGTCCACAATAATCAAGTCAAACGTCCCGTCAGCGGCAACGTCGGCGGCTACAGTCTCCACACCATCATAGTTAATGACTACGAACTCGGCGTTGCTATTGACTACGGCTTTGCGCTTTTCCCTAGAACCGTGTGCGATCCCAACGTGGCGGTGGACGGCGCACTTAAAAAGATCGGACTGCCACGACGCCTGCATGATGGACAGGGGGCAAATAATAAGAACACGTCTTACTAACCCTTGGTTCATTAAGTAGTCTGCTGCCCAGATCGCCGCCGCAGTCTTGCCGGTGCCCTGCTCGTTAAAGCAAAACGCACGTTTATGCAGGGTCAGAAAAGACGCCGTATCTTTCTGGTGCGCCATTGGGGGGAACGCACCCGGCCAAAGGTAGTCCCTAACAATAGGGGACGGTACATTTTTAAGGTTTAGCGTGCGCAATATCTGGGCTTCTTTCAAACCCCAGTTGACTGCTACCTCGCTTACTTCGCCCTCTTTTTGTACGACCTTGCTTTTTTGTATTGTCTCGGTGATCCTGCTGGGGAACTTGGTTCGCACCAGCAAGACTCGGTCATTTATTACTTGCATTCTTCTTTACGCTTCGGTCTGAGTTTCTCTTAAAAGAACGATTAGTGCTAGGAGCGACGAGTCTAAGATTACTGCGGGAGTTTGTCCCA